TTCCACATCTGCCACTGTAGCAGCACTGACAAAAATTTCGTTTGGGGCAGATCTCACTTCGTATAGATCACCAAAAGATTTTTGAGGGTTGAGTGGAACCAATACAACTGAACTTATGATTGATCCCAAATTTTGATGCAGGTATGCAGACAGTTCTGAAAAGAAGAAATTATCTCCAAAATTCCATTTGTCAATAGTAAAATAGTTATTGACAAATTGTATCACCTGACTCTTGATTTCACTCACACTGGCCGTGGTATTTTGAGCCTGCACAACCTTGATAGTGGCACGTAGTTCTGGCGCTGCCTTGGCTCCAAACAAGGGTTTGAAACTCACGCTGTTGAGAACCAGATTGTCTGTTAGCATTTTGTAGTTGTTTAACTCTGCATATGAAATTGACAATTGATCTATTGTGGGAGCAGCTGGTTCTGCCACAGTGCCTGTGGTATCTTTGATGTAGTTCTGATATGCAGTATAGTATTCTTGATTCACAAGATAGGTATCAATTATGTTGGTGACTCCAGGATCAATTATGTTGGTTAGAGCACTGTTGTGTCTATATTGAAAATATAGATTTTGTCTGCCAACACGACTTATAAAATCACTACGGCTGATCAATGTGCGTTGTAAAGTGCCGTTGATCACGCTGACCTGCAGTTCAAAAAAACTGTTTTGTTGATATGCATAAAAAATTTGTCCGTTTACAAACTGACTTTTGACCAGTTCAATAGCATCTTGTGTGGCATAAGATAGATTGACCACGTCTGATGCCACTGGCAGATAGTTTTCAGTATTGTCAAAATCCACTGTCAGTTGTAAAAATACATACTTGGTATTTGAATCAATTGTGGGCGCCACAATTTGATCAAAGAAATCAGGATTGTCGGCCACTCCGTCTGAATCGCTGTCCTGATAACTAACCAGGACCTGGAAATCATTTACATAGCCGTCGCTTTGTACAGGTTGTGCAATGATGTCTATGATCACATCACCGGTCAATGGCTGATTAGAATCAGGTTTGGCATTGGTCTTTAAAACATTTACAAAATCATTTATAACTTTTCCAGTGCGACTGTCATATACCTTTTCACTGCCGTCAAAATAAAATCTTGTTTGTATCACACTGGCAAAAACGTAATCCAAGGATCGTGACGTCACTGTGTAGGAACTGATTGTGCCTGTTGTTTGAAACTGTATCAACCAGCTGGCATCAAGATTTAGACCTTGTGTGTTTTGTGCATAGCTTAGACTGAATGCAGAATCTTGTGCCAAATTTGTACTGGTTATCAGATACCATGTGCTGGTCAAGTTATTATAGCCTAAGCCAAAATTTCTCTGCAGTTCTACCTGTTGCAAAACACTTTGCTCCAGTGTACTGGGCAGATCATCCACAAACTTTGGTATCACCTGTTGTGCTAATGCGCCAGTAGGCACAAATGTGTTCAGTGTAACAGGACCTTCTCCGTTGGCAAAATTTCCAAGACCAGAATTATTTCCATCCAAGACCACTGCAGATGCTGTGGCCCAGATTTCCAACTTTTCGTCGCTGCGCACAGGTATACCAGCAACCAGTTGATTTCTGGCATCAAAGAAAAAACCTGCAGGAGGAATAAATTTAATCAAGGATCCTTGGGTAATAAATTTTGCGTTGTTGCTGGAATAGATACCAATATTTTGCGGGGCCAAATTTATGGTGTTGTAGAAATATCCAGTGGTGGCATTGATCACAGTTGTACTTTGATTCCAGGCCAAGTCAATAATCTGCAAGGATGGTCTTGGAAAATTTGCATAGTAAAATTGCGTCATGCCGCGTGATGCCAACAAGGGTTCAATAGAATTGGTGAGTATATCTACTATATCATTGCGACTGACCCAGTCAAAATCAAAGGTTGGCAATGCGTTTTCTCTGTACAACACACCATCTGATGCAAATATATTGGTAGAACTGTACTTGCCTGTGGGATCGTTCAAATCTATGTAGCGATTGGTTCCCACGCTGGCACGTACCACACTCTTGCTCTTGATGATGCTGTTGTATCGAGTAAACGGAAACAGATTGTAATCTTCACCATTGACCATTCTGTCCTGTGTGTAGTAGCGTGCAGGAGCACGCTGTTTGATTTCTTCCAAGGACTCGCGTGGCTGTGCATTGGCCACAGGATTGGTTATACCACAAACAAATGTAATGGTTTCAAGACGGCCAAATCTGCTGATATAGCTGATGGGTATCTGCACTGATTGCATTTCTTCCGGATTGATAATATAGGTCAGGCCATTGCTGGCACGCACATAGCTGCGGAAAAATCCCACTGGTGTTTCGGCAAACACACCGTCACCAAATGTGAGAGTGATTTGATCATTGGCACGACTGGCAATTGAATAGATTTTTCTTTGATTTGGAGCCAACTGTTCAACTGCAGCAGCATAGATACTTTCGGCATACTGCCATTCGCTGGCCACAGTGCCCACATCTGTAAGTTCATACAACCAATAGTCTTCGTTGTTGACACCATCAATGTTGATGTTGACAGCACGGTTTGGAATTGCTTCGGCCAAGTTGAAGTCTTGATTTTGCAAGGTTCCCTGTTTAAACAAGAAGAAAAAACCTGTGTTGCCAGAGCCAAATCCCAGTTGATCGTTACGATACAGCACATTGAATGAACTGCTGGGAGCAGGTGCTACCTCATACACATAGTCTTTGCCGCGGCTAGTGGCACTGACAATTTCAAATGGCATGTTGATATTGTCTACCACGGCCGAATAAGGCACAACAGGAAGATAACCTGGGATAAGATTGATTGTGTATTCGTCTGTTCTGATACCCTGCAGTATGGCATTGTTTCCAGGACGGCCAAATTTTTGACTGTCAACCAGACTGGCATTTACAATGTAGGTAAATTGTTCAAGCCAGTTGGGGTTGGTGGGATCATTCCAGTTGATCAGTACATTTGATAAATTTACACCGTTAAAATCTGTGATGCTTTCTGTGGTTTGCACAGCAAACACCTTCATGTAGCCCTGTGCTGCTTGATTGCGTTTGGGAGTATAGCTGACCAGATTGGCCAATCTCACTACTGAATCGCGACGTTCTGCTGTGTCCAGGAAGTTTTCTCTGGCATTGAGATCATTGCGAAAGGCCAGAGCCTGACCCATAAATGCCATGACATCTAACAAGGCAATGAATTCTGACGATTCAATGTAGTCATTGAATGTTTCTGGATAGTACAAACGCAGATAGTCTACAAAACTCTTGCGTAGTGTCTCAAAATCGTAGCTTTGGAAGTCAGCTTCTCGGTAGGTCTGATATAGACGCTTCCAATCTTCTACTCCAAATATTGCTGTTTGTCGTGCAGTCTTAGCCATAGTATCTCATCAGTAGAGTATTTATTACAGTTAAAAACCGCGTAGTTTTAGATAAAACTAGCTCTGCGAGATACTTCGTTAAAAAACAAAGCCAATCTTTCTGCGGTATAGCTGCCAACCACTTGCACAGTGAGTTCTATACGTAGCCCGTTGTCTTGTGGATATACTTCTGTGTTGCTGACCGAAAGTCTGGGATCTCCTCCTACCACCCGCTGTATTTCATTCTTGATATTTTCTTGCATTGTGGATGACTGATTTTCAAACACATAACTCCAGATTATGGTGCCGTAGCCGGGTCGACCCGGCAATTCTCCTTGTCTGATGTTGAGTGCATTGATCAAATCACGTTTGATAAGTTCAAAGTCGGTCAATGTGAACTTTTTGAATTGATCGACAGTGTTGAATCCAATAAATGTGGCCATGTCTATACTTATCCTGGTTTGACGTTGCGGTTTGAAGCCAGAAATGCGTCTCTCTTGGCTGACAATCTTGCTTCCTCTGCCGCTTCTGCATCTAGTTGTGACTGTGACTGAAATTGAGGATCATTATAATTCACTACAGGATTTGCTGGCGGATTTGCTACTGAAATGTTATTGCCACCCAGATATGTTGCTTGACCCGGAGCCTGAGCAGTTTGTGGACCAAACCTTTGATTAAATTCTGCCAGGCCGCGAGCAGCAGGCACAGGTGCATTACCAGTTGTTGGTGCAGTAGTGTCTGAGGTACCAGCAACATTGGTGGCAGCAACGCTGGTAGCAGGCGGAGTTATTCCTGTGCTAGATCCAAGCTCCGCAAGTCTTCTAGCGCCATATTCGTTGCCAACTGCTGCGCCAATACGTGCTGCTTCCCTCTCAGACTTGCCTTCGGCAATGGCCTGGTTAAAAGCTTCAGTTCTTACTACTCGTTGTTCCTCTGTGATATCAATACTGACGCTGCCATATTCTGGTGTGGGCACTTTTGGATCACCAATCACACCTTGCAAAGCAGAATCCACTGACCTACGGTTTACAGTATTGACCACTCCTGCTGCAGCCACTTGTAGATTCACAATACTGAATATGCCGCCTGTAAATCTGCCACCCAGTAGGCCACCAGTGGCCTTGTCGATGGCCTGTTGTGCATTTTTGGCCAGTTGATTAATTTTCCCTATCACTTTGCCTGATGCTTGTCCTATTGCCCACTGCACTGCTGCGTCAGGTCCAAATCTCACAGCAGTCTGCAGCATGGTGCCTAGTTGTTGTGCTGTTTCGCCCTTGCCCAAGATGCCTTTTTTCTGTAGGGCCTTTAGACCAGAGGTCATTAGATCCTGTTGTATCAAATTTTGTACATTGGGATTGGTCAACAGGGTATTTAGATTGGGTATGTTGTTCTTGCCGGTCCAGATTGTGGGACTGGCCAATATTTTAGTAAAATTGCCCAGGTTAACTCCGGGAACGCCCAAGCCAAATCTGGCCAGTGTGCCTGGTTTGAGATAGCCCTGTGATTCCAACTGTTTGGGGTCGAAGCCAAATTTTCCTATACCCAGAGATGCACTGATAGCATTGAATGGTTGTCCCACCGCAGCAGCTGCCGACGACATCAATCCAGTTACTTGAGGTATTTTCAAGATTCCGATAGCACTGGTAGCAGGCGACTGCTTCAACAGTTGAGCCAAATTAATAGGCTGTGTCACTGGTAGATTTTTCAAACTTTCCACTGCAGCAGCTGAAGGTGGTTCTGATGCCACTGGTGCAGGCGAATTAGCAACAGCCGCAGCAGTGGTAGGATTAGAAGCCAGAAATGCGTCTCTCTTGGCAGACAGTTGTGCTTCCTCTGCAATTTCGGCATCAAGCTGAGCCTGTGACTGAAATTGCGAATCGTTGGGATCCACAACTACACCTCTGGTTTGTGCCAATGCCGCATCTGCATTTGATCCTGTATTAGCTATCGGCAACCCAGACTCTCTACCCAAGAACGTTGATTGTCCAGGTGCTTGTGCAGTCTGTGTGCCAAACTCTCGGTTAAATTCTGCCAGGCCACGAGCAGCAGGCACAGGTGCATTACCAGTTGTTGGTGTAGTGATGCCTGAGGTACCAGCAACATTGGTGGCAGGCGGAGTGGTAGCAGTGGTGGGTGTGGTAGCAGTGGTGGGTGTGGTTCCTGCAGCCGAAGTTGAACCGGAAGATGATCCTTCTGAGAGAGAAACTTTGACATCTACACCTTTGTTGTGATAAGGAAAAGGCTCATGTGTGGGAGCTCTGGACACAATTGTGGTCAATGTTTTTTCTTGAACTTCCCATCCTGTGCCTTCCACAAACTTGGTGTCGGCCAATTCAACATCTGCTATTTCTGCAGGTGCTGCCACTGGACCGGGACCAGTGCCACCATTGAGATCAATCTTTCCTGCACGAAATGACAGAGCTTGACCTCCGTCCCACCCACCCACACTGGCACTTTTTGGCGTGATTGCACCATCACTGACCAGTCCCAAATCTCCCTTGCTGCCCATGGTCAGCTTGGTAGTGGCTGCCAGGTCTATTTTCTCACTGCTGGTGATGCGAACATTCTTGCTCTTGATATTGATGCTGTCGCCTGCAAACATGTTGATGCTTTTGTCTGCATGCAGATTGATTTGTCCTTGTGATCTTACGTTCACACTGTTGGTACTGAACATGTCAATGGTACCTTCTGATCCCAGTTCTACCCAGGTCTGACCGTTGGCATGTATGATGAAGAAGAATCCCCCATCGTCACTCATGGTGATCTGATGACCCTTACTGGTACGGATACGAACCAAATTGTCTTTGCCTTCCAGATCGCCATCATCCATCACTATGCTGTGACCACCACGGCGACCAGTTACCTTGAAATCTGAGGACTTGGCACCATCTTGTATTTTTTGCTTGATGTCTTTTTCGCTGGCACCACCTTGATAAACAGGTCGGCCTGGGGTGCTGACACCGTAGACTCGGCTGGGACTTTCGCGTTGACTGTTGCTGGTTATGGGCCCGCGCTGAGGATCGTCGATCAAGCCTTGCTGCAGCATGATACCTGCCACAACACTGTGAACTGGTTTTTGTTCGTCGTAGTATCTGGGTGCTTCGCTTATCTTCTCATTATCGTTGTTGATTTCAGTCACAGGCAATTGCTTGGCCTTGCTGTAATAGGTTTTTTGTTCTGAATTTTGTAGATCAAATTTCTTGCTGGCTCCAATGGCTGGAATCATGTGACTGATACCAGGATCAGGCACACAGCCCATGTAATAGCCTTGATCAGGATCACCTTCCACAAAGAAACATATGACCTGCGTGTTGATATCAGGCGGAGTAAACCACATGCCATAACTTTGAGGATTTCCAATGTAGGTACCAGCACCGTCCTTGGTGCCTGACTGACTTATTGTGCCATAGAAAGGCGGCACATAATTCACAGTACGCCATAAGCTTTCATCTTCGGGATTGTCGCCACCGTACTGTTCTATGTACACCTGCAAGCGGCCCAAGCGTGCAGCATCAACATTATTTTTGACCCTACCAATAAAGGGTCCAAATTCTGTGTTGGTGCCGCCGCGATCAAACTTGTAGCCTTGTCCCCGTCCGCGACTCCGTTGTATGTCTTCTGCCATTATTTTT